GTCTTTTCTCTCGGCTTTTAGCTCCTTTGATAAGAACCCTATTAATCCTGCTATTTCATTTAGTGCTTCAACCTTTAAATCCTTACCGTTTGTATGGCAAAGAATATTAACCAAAGCAGTAGTATATTCTAAATCAGTTTTAAACGCCTCACGTTTGATGGTGTTTAATAGTTGGTATTGATTTACCGTTATGTCCTCCCAGCTTGTAGGAACTTTAATAGTCTGTTGCATCTATTTATATAAGTTAATTATTATCATCTGTTTATATGAAGTTGTATTGTCCTGAGTATTTATATTTGTTTTTACACTCCCATGTTATTGCTAGACTCATAGGAATATCATCATGAAAAGGTGATGGTGCTGAGAACTTAGGTTGTCCGTTTGGGCTTATAGTCATTTCAAATACTTCTAACTCACTCTTGTAAGTATCACAGTTAGGCACTTTGATTGTCTTACTTGCAAATGCATTGATTAGATTGTTAATAATATGTAGCTTACTTGGTGCTGTTGTTTTAAATCCTACCAAATGTTTAACCCCTGCTTTCTTTAAGTCCTGTAATATTGGAAGCCCTTGATTGTTTTCTTCTATCATTATCTTTTTAGGAGTCCACTTATCGAATATCTTTATTAGTCTATCCTTTAAATCGGGGGCGGTTGTTTGATTAAACCTATCATAATAAACTACTTCATCGTGTTGATTGATAATATTAACTACTGTGTAATCATCCTTCAAAGCAATATCAATACCTATAAAATACATATCATCTTTGTTTGGATCGTCTAGCATATTAACAACACTTAACTCTTCTAGGTTTTCAAATATGGCGGCACTATCTACAAACTCACCTAAGTACTCTTGTCTAAATAATATGTCGGGTAGGTTGTCTTTTGCTATCTTGATAATCTCCATATTACTATACGGATTATCTTGACTGGTAAACTTAAACGATTTGTACAAGGCATCAGAATCTAACCCTCTTTGGTACTGATGGAAAAACCAGTTCTTACCTTTGGGTGTAGATATTAATAAACACTTCTTACCCCTAACGTTTAACATCGGCAATAATATCTCCTGAAATACTGATTGTTTTACAAAGGCTGCTTCATCTATAATTAAGTAGTCGATTGTTTCACCTCTTAAGCTATCTTCTTGCGCTCCACTTCTAAACTTGATTTGACTACCGTTCTTAAATACTATTTCAGTATCTCCCATTGCTCCCTTATAAGATTTAGTTATAGGAACTTCAACAACCATTTCTAGTATTTGTTTGTAGACTTTAGATACTTGTGATTGTGTAGGACTAACCCAGTATACTATTACTTTAGGTTTATCTATAGCCCAATATAATGCTTGTTGTTGTGATAGTGCTGTCTTGCCTGATTGTCTTCCTGCGTTTACAGATATAAAGAAGGAGGTAGAATCATTGCAGGAGGTATGTATAGGTTTTTGATGTCGATGAGGTGTGTATAATTCTATTTTTGGCAATTACTATTATATTAATTATCAATAAGTTAGTCTACTTCTTGCAGTACGTGGAGACAACTAATTTAAACAAAACGTACTATAGGTAAAACCCTTTACGTATTTATTAAAATAAACAACGTGTTCGTGATACTTAACTGCTGGTATAATTTCAATCGTTTTACCACGCATCACTTTAGCTATCATCTCTGATGTAATTATTATTGTTTTCATAATCTATTTAGTCTATTGCGTATTGGCATCTTATAGATGTTGTATTGATACATTGAATCCCTATTCTTTTCTTCTTAAAACATTTATCACACGTTGTTAATCCATCGTGAAGTTCTATCAAATCACCCTTCTCTTCTTTTAAGAATCTCTTGTCTTTTAATAACGCTTCATGAAACAGCTTAGATGTCTTTTCATTAAGTAACATATGTTCAAAAAATCCCTGAGCATCTAACCCCTTTTTTTTATAGTCGATTTGCTTAACCTTTCTTACTCTCTTGTTTCTTTTGCAGTTAGCCATATCTAATCCTTTTTAGTTTCTCCAAACCCTATTGTAAATAAGGTAGCGTCTATTTCTCCTTCTACTTCTACCCTTGATAACTTTGGTAGGCAGTATTCTGATAGGCTATTAATAGCATCTATAAATGTCTTACCTTCTAATGTGTCTAATTCCTTCTCTATCTTAGCGTGGTTCTTTTCTATTAACCCAGCGTAGAATAGCTTAGTCTTAGAATCTACCTTATTCTTAGTCCCTACTGTTCTGCCTCCTGTTTTATTACCGTTCTTATCTGCCATGTCTATTGTTATCTACTATTAGACTATTCAAACTCTATTAAATGCTTAGAAGCCTTCCCTAAGTTACTTAGAGAGCTTATGTTGACCGTTATCCCTGCAAATGACATTAGACCGCCTATGTATAACATTGGCTTTGCTTGTTCATCTGTTGTACTCACAAAGGCTAGTAAGCCACCTCCAGCAATTAAGAGTAATGAAGAAACTTTTTTATTCTTATACTTCTTTAATTCTGTTCCTGCTAGAGATACTTCGCTTTTAATCTCTTGACTGAATAAAGATATTGATAATAATAGTGTTGTTGTTAATAGTATTGTTTTCATAATTTATTTATTATTAATGTAATAATCTGTTAATCTTTTTTGTGCTGCCCTAACTACTGAAGGACAAGAGGTACATAGCTTTATGGTGCTTCCAAATATCTTTCTATGTAGGTTAAACATATCTGTTACTTGTTGAGGAGATGCTACTGTTAACTTAGATACTTCCTTTAGTGTCATAGCTTATTAACCTTTTTTACTGCATCATTGTAAGCCTCTTCCCAATTATCAAACATATCTTCATCTTTAATCATCCTACCGTTCATTCCTTTTCTGCTTATATCTGCATAGTACAATGTTTTATCAGGGCTATATTTATACTTATGTCGTATTGCTACATTAATTCCTTTATCTGCCCACTCTTTAAACTTCATAATATGTATTTATCTATTAAATAAGCTATCCCACAAGCTACTGAAGCTGTTATAATATCTTTTGTAACGAATAAGGTTAGCCAAAATGTAGCACACTTTAAACAAGCTAATTTACTAATTAAATAATTAATCGGTTTTAGTTTAGTTCTGTAAGTTATCTCTCCAGCTAAAGAAGAAATAACAAATGCTACTGGGATATATTTAATATACTCTATTGTCATTAATTAGCTTGTTGTATCTGTCTTCGTAAAGGTTCTTTATTTTTTCTGTTGTTGCTTGTACTGAGTTGTAAAGAGATGCTACTGGTATTTTAGTTTCCTGGCTCATCTTTCTATAGCTCTTAAACTTAGTGTGGTATAATAAAAATACATTGCTTTGATACCATTCGTTAGTTGATTTGTCTGCATCGTATTGTAGTTTTCTTTTTACACACGCTAATAAATTGCTTGTTTCTTTCTCTTCTAAATATTCGGCTTCTTCTTTTTCCTCTTCTATGTTGTCGCTGATCTCTTCGTTAAATAAGTTGTTATTGTTCTTGTTGTAGATAGAGTACTTATTAAATGCTAGGTTTCTTATTATAGATACTGCGTAATACTTAAACTCGTTGTTCTCTATTAACTGTTTGAGTTTGTTTTTGTCGAACTCTATTACTAGAATTATAAACTCACTATGTAGCTCCTCTGCCTTTACTTTATCTTTTACTAGCTTAAGGCAAAACCCTTTATAAAAATCATCTAAATAAATGTCTTCTATCATCTAGTAGACAAATATACTAAACTTAAATTAAACACATAAAGATGTAACTGGATACTATTCCTATTGCTACTAATAATACTTTTTCTAATCCTGTTAGTTCTTCTTCCGCTTTTAATTGTTTCATTCTATTTAGTTTGTTTTTGTTATAGTGTTTTAATTATTTAATGATATTTAACACTCTTTATTGAATTGTTAAACTCTGATTCTTTATATTCTTTAACTCTTTTTTGAGCGTCTTTTAATTTATTATAGATAGGAGTATAAAGATAGACAGATTATCGCTCTCTCCTATCATGCCATTCGTACCACAATCCCATATATAATCTATACTGTATTTTAAACGAACTTTTCCCATCATTTGTAGTGATTTCTTTTATTCTGTATTTCGTTGCCATAATTCCTTTTTCTATTTGTTTCTACTCTCTAATTGGGTTAAACTACAGGCTTAAAAACAATACAGCTCCTATATCATCTACTAAATACTCTTCCCAAGAACCGTTACTCTTAACGTTTTTTCGAGATGAGTGCAATGAATCGTATAGATAACTATCTATAGCCCATATTCTACTACCTACTTCGATAGGCTTGTCATTCCAAAGTACTAACGTACAAGAGCTATGTGTTCCTATTTTTGCTCGTTTTCTAATTTTCATAATTATCCTTTTAAAGTTTTCATTTTTAATTTGAATCCACTTTTCGTAATAGCATTAATATTAAACCTATCATACCTTTTATTATTGTCAATCAAATAACTTTGTAAACAAGCCTTTCCTGTGCCAAACTTAAACCCTGTTTTACTTGTTGCGTACCCATTAAAAGAGAAAGTATATCTACTATCCTCAGACCACCTATCACCTAAATCAAAACGTTCACACATAAGCATACCAAGAATTTCACTTACATTCTCGTAGATATAAATACCATTTTTATCAAATACAATCTCATATAATTCTTTTTTCTTTTCCATCCTTATCTTTTTTAGTTATTGTTTTAGTTATCTAATATCGCAGAAGACTTTTTTATAATCTTTTTACTAAGTTCTTGACAAAACTCTATTAATTCATCTTCTGTCTTTGGTATTCCACCACCCGATTTAACAACGTGTTTAACCAAATAAGGTACATACTCTTTAATTATTTTTCCTGACATATTTCTATTTGTTTCTATGGTGTTTTAGGTAATGGTTTCCAATGAGTGATATTTCTATCCAAAGTCTGCTGACCAACAAAAGAAATCTTAGCATTAAAATGTGGTTTTTCATGTTCTTCTTCAGCAATTTCACCTTCAAGTAAAGGGTTGAACCATTCAGCAATTTCATATTCAAAAAATGTACCGTTTGTGTTTATCGACAATAAATAATTTGTGCCGCAATCCTCTAATTTAGGAAATCTATCTTTTACACTTATCCATCCTTCTCCTTTCTCTTCAGTATTGGTTGTTAGTTGTTCTAACTGTTCTTTTAGCTTAGTGTTTTCTTTACCTACATCAGTATAGCTTTTCATTAATTTATCAAAATCAACGCTTTTCAACTCCTCATTCTCTTTCTTTAGAGAGGCTATTTCTTTGGATTGTTTCTTTACAAACTCTCCAATATCGTGATTTTTACACCTCATAGAATAACTATCTGTCCCTATATGGTAATTCATATAAGAACCAATTAACTTTATATCGACTAATATTTTCTCTTCTTCCATTGTTGTTTCTTTATTGGGTTAATAATTCAGGGTTAGAATATATGTCGCCTATTACTTCACAAGGAATACCAGCTTTTCTTCTTGATTTTATAAACTCAAATAAAATCGTGTCTTTTCTTAATTTTCCATGTATATGGTTAACATAAAAAGAACCTCTCTTAAATACTACAATTGCATTGTATTTATCATCAACACAGTCACCCTCGAAGATTTCCTTTCCATTCTTATACTTTAAGCCTGTGTGTTGTCCAATGGTTTTTGTAATAACTCTTATTTTGTTTTCTTCAAAGTCACCATACTCTGTGTCTGTAGGGATAATAAAATCCCAATCTTCTGATGAAGTTTTAACCAAGCTACCAACAACCCAATCACCATTTAATTTTCTTTTTGCTCTAAACTTTATTTCTCTTTTCTCTTCCATGTCTTATTGTTTAATGTTCTTTTACTTTATTTAGTTGGGGTTATATTCCCCCCTTTTTTAGTTATTCTTTTTCTTACGTTTTTCTTTTCTTCTTTCAGCACGTGTTTTTTGAGGTGTAAATTCTGATGTAGGTAATAATGGAAGTTCTTTTAATTCAACTCTATCGCTCAACTCTTTAGCCTCTTCAGGGTTTACCATTTCTATGATTGAGTGTTGTAATTTAGCTCTTTTAGCTATCCCAGAAGCTATTAAGCAACAATTTCCAATTCCTATTATTGCTATTTTCTTTTTCTTTCCTTCCATAACCTACTTCTTATTACTGTTAATATCTCTTTTTTCTAATGACCGAACTCTACTTTTTCGCTTAACATATTACTCACTGCGTTCCGTCATACGTTTCATAACAGCCATGATATAACATTCGTTCCTCACGTTACATCCTTTGGTGTTACCCACCATTAGAATCAAGTTCCTTCTCTTTATATTTCCTATCCATTGAAAGTTCTATTTCAACAGCATCTTTAATTGAGAAATCACCTTTAAGATTTAGCACCCTCTCGTATGTTTCAATTATCCTATCAGCCATTTCATTATCTACTCCTATCTTTTGCAATCCAAGTGCAATTCTTAGGTAATTGTTTTTTTCTTTTCTTGTCATATCTAATTAAATTAACGGTGGGTAACACCACCTATATTTTATAATTTTTTCGTTCCTCAAAATTCCAAATCATAGCCAAACCGTTAGGTTTAATTAACAACTCCAAGTTTTACCGTTGGCATATAGTTGTTTGCCATTCTTGTCTTTTCCATCTTTAGTTTTAACGGTATAAAAACCTTTTTCTCTATCTGTAGTAGCACAACATTTAGTTAGCCTACCTCCTTCAAATGTTTCGGGGTTCTTTGTTCCGCAACTATCACATTTATAATTATCACTCATATCTATATTTTTTAAATTAAACTAAACCTAACACTTTGTATATGGCATTAAAACGACCACATACAATACACGTTATTCCAAATTTGAGCGTTCCCGCATTATATCATTTTAATTGCTTATTAGATGAAGGAGTAAGGGTTAAACCTAATTCAACCAAATCTTCTATTGTTTCAAAGTCAAACATCCCATTAACACAATCCAATAATGTTGACTTTTCGCTTATCTTTTTTATTAAAATAGTCTCGTTTAATTCATCTACATCTCTAGAGTAAGGATTGTAAACCTCTAACCCCTCAAACAATACACGATCTAATGCCTCTTGGTATACATCAATATCATCGTGATAATGCAGCATCGAATTATTATCTTCATGTTTTGGTTTTTCAGGCTTCTCCAGCACATTACCCTCTAAGTCACAAGGAACAAAAAACCCTAGCTCTAATGGTTTGATAAGAAATTCTTTATAATTAACACCCTTTGAGTATTTAGACTCTCCAACTATCATTAAATCCATAGTGCTACATTCGTCCATTATTTCTTCAGTAACACCTCCTGTTTGTAAATAGTCAATGTATGCTGTCATACTTATTAATTTCTCCATCTCTTTGTTATTAGTTATAGTTGGGTTAAACTTAATCTTCGATACTAGCAATTTTCACTCCTAATATTCTGCCAATATCATAATTAGCTCTATTAAACATTTTAGTTAAATGCTCTCTGTTATCTCCATTACTTCTCAATAATTGTAAGGCTATTGCTTTTCTGTACCCTAACATTTGAAATAATGAAGGTGAGGCATTTTCAGCCTCAAATGATGCTGCTATTTGTACCATTTCAAATGCTTCTGATATACTATTTGTTTTTCCCATCCTTCCTCTTTTTAGTTGTTTATATTGTTACTTTAGTTTCTTAAATTTCTTCACCTCTTTTTTAATTATAGGCTTTAGTAACTTATACAAGTAGTCCTTTATCTCTTTAGGTACTTGAAAGGTTAGCCTATCTACTTCGTGTTTGTTTTTATTTCTTCCCATGCTCTTATTTTTCTTTTAATAACTGGAGAGAAATTAATCTCTCCAGTTTCCTGATTGTATGAAATTGATTTGCTACTAATTTTTATTAACGACTATCCCTATTATTGTTTTTTACTTCCCTCAAATAGCGTTGGGAAAACTCGCTTAACTTATGAGCCTTTATTGCCCTCTATAATAAAAATCAATCAATCTCTCTTGTGGTTACCCTGTTATTTTTTAACTTCTTCCTTTAGTTTTATTGGCTCGTATAAATCCCAACCAACTAACCATACTGGTATAAATACAGTCTCACAAAATATGATACTACAAATAACATTACCTGTAGACACCTCATAAATAACTCCATCTATTCTTTCGTCATCTTCACTAACAATGCCATAAGGCTCTGCAATAACTGTTTTGCCGTCTATTTCAAACCTTTTACTGTCTGCACAACTAAATAATAAAGTTGCTGATAAAATGATTACTAATTTTTTCATAATTTATTTTTTTAAGTTTATAATTAATTCTCTACAAATGTAACACTATACTTTATATTATGCAACATTTTATTATTTATTATCAAAATTATTTTTCTCCATAGCCTCAACACTAGGAAAATCAACCACTACCCCCTTATCAGCAAAGAACTTTGTAAACACATCTATAATCTGATTCATTTGCTGGGTAGTTAATTTAGTAGTGCTTTTAGTTTCAAACATTGTTTCTTGTATAGGTTTCCAAAACATCTCTTTAATTATATTCATTGTGTATCTCATGCTCAATTCCTTTCCAGTTATCCCACTAAAACAAAACTCCTGTCCTAAGTCATTTAATTGATTAGCTATTAAAGTAAAGTATTTATGTAAACTTTTATTTTGCTGAGAGCTTCTAGTTGGTTTTATTTCTTTTTTACACTTATCGCAAATCATAATTTATATTGTTTCAACTAGTAAGGATTTCTTACAAGTTCATTTCTCTAGTTGTTTAATTATTAATCTTGCTTCCTTTCTTATCTCGCTTAATTCGTGCTTAGTCCAATGCTTGTTAAACTTAGCGTCTAATTCTGCTAACTTCTTTAAGCTATTAAATTCTTTTTCTCCTATTCTTATAGGTAGTTGTATTAAATATTGTGTTTCGTTACCATCTTTTCCTATGTTACAGCCTACACATTGCCCGTTAATATTATTAAAGTTAAATCTTATTGAACGGTAACGGGTAGGGTAGCAATGTCCTGCTTGAAATTCTTTATTCCATTGACACTTACAACTTACACAAGGAAGACCCTTATCCCTTAACCTTACCATTTCATGTACAACACCCTTAGTAAGTGTTAATGCGGCTTGTATTCCTTTAGTATCTTTACTCACCTTAATAGCTTTCTCTAAACTCTTTCTAGGTGCTGAAACCTTTAGGATTGATTTTAAGAGCTTTTCCTGCCCTTCGGGTGTATTGATATAGAAATTCTTTAAACATTCACGACATAAGCCGTATTTTCGAAATAAAGATGGTTCTCCGCATCCTTGACCGATGGCAATTCCTAATCCTTTACATTTTTTTTCTTTAGGCTTCATTTAGTTTTTCTGTTTAACATATCCTTTGATGGTTTATTTTTCTACATGAAAAGAATATATTATTGCACAAATCCACGCTAATATAGCATTTATTGATACTCCAATAACTATAAAATCCCTATGACAACAAAAAATAATTAATAATATTATATTGACAATTGCTATTATTATAAATATATCTCTTTTTTTCATAATATAATTTGTTTATTTTATACTCTCCTTTTAACTATAGCTAACAGCCCGCTAATATCGCATTGAAAAAACGCGACATAGCTCTGTGTTAGCAACTATAAGCTATCTTTTATAAGCCCTTTACATTTAAAGCATTTATTAGGCATAATTCTTAAAACATCTGGAGTTTCGCATTTACACGCTAACAGTTCGCTTCGCTTGCTAACATTGTGTAACAAATCATAATCTTTAACTTGCTGTATTGCTTCGCTGGCAAAATCAATTATAGCCTGTTCTCTTTCCTTTTCGCTTTCTCCATTATTTTGGCAAATTGCACCAATGTATTTATTCATTGTTTTTATAAATAATAATTGTTCTTCCATCTTTTATCTGTTTTAAATCGTTAAAAATTACGCTTGTTACACTTACCATTAGCAAACATTAATCTTCGGTTAAAAAGTGGTGTTTACAATATGTTAAACTAAATACTTTAAGGTTGCAGTCTTCTACTTCACATCCAGTAGTAAACGATTTGCTAACATTCTGTATATTTAATGCTTTAATTCTACTTTGAATTATATTCTCCATAATACGCAACCGAGTTAGTTCGTGGCTAGAAGTATCAAATACTTTTTCCAGCTCTTTTATTAATTCTCTTTCTTTATTAAATTCTTCCATTCTATTAAATTTTGTAGTAAATAATTCGCACTAAACATACAGTAACCGTTATCTCTTATTTTATATTCTCTCTAAAGTAATCCATTACCTGATACTTGTAATATGCAGCAGTTTTAATTCCATCTGATTTATTAACCACCCTTACGAATGAATCTGAATCGCTTTTTTCTACTCTAGCTCTTGCGTTACAAGCACTAATTCTTTGTTTTAAAGTATCTCCCATAGGTTCTATAGTCATTCTTTGATCTAGCATATACTCGTAAATATCCTTAAATGATGCTATTACTATTCCTGGAAACTCCCCTCTCTTTCCGTTTCTTTCACTTGTTTCTAAAAATACATCATCCTTTAACCAGTTAAAATGACTCTCCTTTTCGTGCATCTGCCAAACATACTTTTCTTCTTGGTTAGCTATCTTAGGTTTTTTCGCGTCATATTCTTTTTTATCCTTATAAGATTTTAAAACTTTTGATATAAAGGTGTGGTCAAATGAATTAAAGTGAGATTCTTTAAAGTCTAATGCTTGTGCCGAATAGTAATTAAACGCTAAAGCAATTTCATCTAAAGTCATTTCCTTAAAGTTTCGTTTAAGAAAAGTAAATATAGAATCAAATCCATTTAAGTCTAAAGGCTCTCTTATTCCAATATCTAAAAGTATCTTATCAAATACTTCTTTAAAGTGATTATTGACTATTATCGCGTTCTGCAATCTTATCATTCCATTTCTGTCTTCTGCTCTTTGTAACTCCATTTCCTTTTATTTTTTCGTTAAATACTACGACATACATAATGTCTTCTTTGTTTTTCTTTCTAAGTTTTGTTAATGATAAAAAGTTTTGTTTCCAAAAATCATCCCCTCTAGTTTTTTTAACAACCTCTTCTATCTTTTCAAAAGGTATTCCATCTATCCTGTTTAATTTATCAATAGTGTCTAACCATGAATCATTATTTTTTGGGTGTAGATGTTTATCAAAATAATTTAAACAGTTATTAAAACAATTGTGTATCTCGATAGAGTACACTTTTACTTTTATTATCTTATTCTCTTCTTTTCTTATCTCTTCTTCTCTCTTCTTTATTGCATCACTTTCGCAATCCGAATCTAATGCGGTCGCAATGCGTTCGCTTTCTTCTCTCTTTTCCTTCCATCTCTTTAAAGCATTGACGCTGTTTTGTTTAGATAAGTTTTCGCGCTCTATATTCTGCTCAATTAAGAAGTTGATTAAAACATTTTTTTCAGAATCTAATTTAATAATTTTTGCTTTTACTAAATTTTCTATCTGTTTTCTGTTTGTTTTGAACTTCTTTTGTAGTTTTTCTAGTGTAACTTCGCAATCATTTGACCAATAATAAGAACAAATGTTAATATAAAGCCCTTGAGTTTTTAAATCTTCGAGGGTTATATCTCCATCATTCCACTCTGAAACAAAGAATTTGAAGTATGGTAGTTCTTTAGCCATTATTAACCTCCTTAATCTTATTAATCTCGGTTCGTAATGTCTTAGCGAATTTAATTGCTGTTGTCACGTCTAGGTAAATACTTAAAGGCATACCATTATGAAACCCCTCTATAATAATTTCTTTAGGTGCTGAATCAACTTTTAAAAAATCCTTACTTGATCGTGTGCATAAAAATTTTACTTCTATTGCCATAATTATAAAGGTTTTAAGATACCTATAAACTGTTAAATGCAGAAACCTATCAAGAGGGTGCGTTGGATGACCGTTCTCGATAGGTTCTGTTAAAAAATAATTGTTTGAAGTTCCAACGCTTCTATTTTGTAAATGTAACTATTATTATTGATATAACAAAGGTTAGTTACTTTTTAAACTTACTTATTATCTCTTCTGGAGTATAGTCTTCACCATCTATTGTAATTACTCCTTTTGATACTTTAACAATGAAGTCTTCCTCTTTCTTTTCTTCTAATATTTCAGCCCATTTGCCGTTACAAAATAGTGTTTTCCAATCAGTTAAAGAGCTTCTTGGTTGTATTACATTTTGAGAGCCTTGAAGCAACCCATTTACAAAGCGGTAGGTATTGAATTTTACATTTTCTTTCTCCCACTCTTTAATTAATGCTTCTTTTACTTCTTTGTCGGTGGCTGGTTTAGGGTCTTCATACCAAAGTTGACCCCCACCAAAATAAGTAGTCCATTCTGACTCACAATTAATTCCGTAGCTATCACTATCCTTGCCTTGAAAGTTTATAAGGATGTTATTATCATATTCCGCCTTATACCACTTACCCACCTCAAACTCTTCTTTAATTAGTTCAAACTCTTCTAAGAATGGTTTTAAGTTATGAAAACAATAATCTTGTCTTTCGTAGTGCTCTTTAAATAGTTTCACTACTTCTTCTTTTGTGTATTTCTTCATTTCTTTATATTTAATTGTTTGATTGATTAAGTTTATAAAACTGCATTATATTTTTTTGTAAAAATAAACTTTCATAATCATATGTTTTTAAGTGCGTTTTGGTATGCGTTTGAAGCTTCTAATTCATCCATGAATAAACCTAAATTCTTTAATTTTCCGTTAATCCATATATGTGACGCCCATTTTCCAGTAGGTTTGTACCAGCTAACACCAGTGTATTGACTACTAGATTTTAAATGTTTCTTATTAGTGTTCTCCCTATTAGTAATAACCTCTAAATTCTCAACCCTGTTGTCTGTTTTATTAAAGTTAATATGATTAACAACTAATTCAAGACCGCAAGGCGTATGATTAAGAAATGCAATTACTACTAATTGATGCACACATCTTGATTTAACTTTTCCATTTTTAGATAGATTAGCATTTAAATATCCATTACCATCAACTCCAACCCTTAATATCCTTTCCTTTCCAAACTTTAAACTCTTAACTCTTCCCAAGTTTGATATTTGATAAATTCCCTCATAATTTAGTACGTCTTTCCATACCTCTTTTTGATTTTTCATTTTACTACTATTTAATTATTACTACGAATTAGAATAAGCCAACTTGTCGTAGTTTCAAGATGTCCTCAAAGAGCAACCAATGAGTTAGGCTAAACAAATATACTATTTTTACTCCATTAGATGAAATTTTACTTCTTCAATCTGTGTTGTTGCTTTCATAGTTTTTAGTTTAAAATAGTTTTCCTTGTTCAATATTGTTGTCAATTATTATTCCTCGAGCTAGGTTAAATATGTGTAGTCCAACTTCAGATGGTACACAATTCCTTAAAACTTGGCATGGATCATGGTTTCCTTTGTAATACAAATTACCTTCATACTTAATACCAAGATGTTTTTTTAATCGTTCTGACGCTTCAACTGTTCCTTGATTTATAAAATTTGGAATGTTTTTTATTTTAATTTTGCTTATTACAAAATTACTCCAAAATAAGTGTCTACCTATTTGTATGGTTGGGTGAATTAATGGTTTATAATAAGGGTCAACATTTTCAACAATCCATTTTCCTTTAAAGAAATGTTCCAGGAATATAATTAGTTGATAAATTGATAAATCAGGATATACAAATCTTTTGTGTTTAGTGAACTTAACCATCTTGCTACTTTCTTGACATGATGGACTACACCAGATAAAATCAAACTTCCAAAAGTTTTTTAATAAGTACTCCATAGCATCTCCAACTATTACCTCGTCATCAGGAAATTGTAATTGATAAGCTGCTGCAATTATAGGGTCTTTTTCAACCATAGTTACTTTGCAGTTCTTCCAAAGTAAACGATTTCCACCTACACCACCATATAAATTAAGTACTTTCATTCTCTATTGTTTTTCTGTTTATAATTCCAAATCTACGTATATCACTATTCATCCATTGACCATAACCTCCTCCACAATTATATTCTTTTACTGTTAGCTTCTCCTCGTACTTCTCAACATCTTGTAAAGTGTTTTGGTAGAATGTCTTGTTATCTAGCTGTCTTTGTACCTCAGTGCCTACAGTATTTTGTGCTACACCAAACATTTCGCCTATCTCTCTAAAAGTTTTTGTCCTGGAAAGTATCTCTAAATCATACTTTTGCATTTCCTTTACTCTGTCTGTTGTTGTTCCTTCAGTTGGCATTACTAGTTAATCTTTAGATTCAAATTATCAACCAATGAAACACCCTCTATTTCTTCGCCTTTTTTAATAGCTTCTTTTAGTGCTTTCTTGTCGGCTGATTCCGTTACCTTAATAGTCTTGTATATCTGTGGCAAAGTATTTATATCTTCTACGCTAATAGAAGAACTTTTCCTAGTTCCAAACTTAGTTAATCCAACCTCGAAATCTCCAAACGTTTTAACAGCTTGTAAGAGGTTTTCTTTTAATCTTGATACAACGTTAGTATTTACTTTTTTCATTGCAGACAGACGCTTTATTTCTTCGTCTATTTGAATTGTTCTACCTTCTATTCCTTTCATGTATTCAAGATAAGCAATTGATTTACTTTGCAACTCACCTTCGTTAATCTCTAAAGCTGTTATTTGTTCTTCGGTTAAGACGCCTTCAGCAATTTCAATTTCATACATTAATTCTCTGTAATCCTTTTGGATATTAAATAGTGATTGTTTCATTTTGTTAAAAGTTTAATTTGTTTGTCTTTAATTTCTATTATTTCTTGTAGAGTAATTACTTTATCTTCTAGATTTTGAATTATGATATTATTTAATTCATCCATCTCGAAGTCTACACCGTTGTCTGTTGATTTTTTCATAGTAATTCTAGTTTAACAGTTAATTCTAATTCTTGTTGATTTGTTAAATCATAGTCTTTTGACGCTGACTGTAATAATTTCTTGTCATTTGTCAATAACAACCTAGTAAACTGTTCATTTATTAACACTTTTTTAACTACTGTAGTAGGCTTTGCAGCCTTATTACCATCATCATCTTCTTCAGCTATTGCCAAAAGACTTTTAAGCGTGTATCTTCTGAAATAGGTAATACAAGAGCCTATCTTTTGTGGGTCTGTTAGAGTGGAGGGGATAGCTATTGAGCTTGTCGCAAGTAGTTTTCCATCTACAGCATCTACTATAACCGTACTAACATTACCATCCAAAAGTGGTTGCATTAAAATTAATCCCTTTTCCTCCAACAATGGCTTAACAGCGTTTAATAAGTCGTTTAAATCCAAATAATCTGATTTAAAGAATGGGTTTTCACTTTTCTTTGATAAAACCCCTATCTCTTTTTGTACTTCTAATATTCTTTTCATTTTTAGTCCTCCTTAATACATTCGTTTTGTATAAAATAATCTTGCTTTACTGCTTCTTTATTAGCCCAGTTTTGTAATGTTACTACTACCTCTATTCCTAACTTCTCCTCCATCTGCTTTGCGTTTCCATCTGTCTCATTGTATTGATCGAAAAACATATTAACAAACTCTATCATATCATTACCTCCGTTTATTATAGCCTTTCTTCCTCCATGTTCCCAAATCGGGAACTTTACTACTGTTCTTGTTATTGCTCTCTCTATTGTCATAGTTTTAGTTTTAATCTTATGTAATCACTTATATTAACATACCCTTCTTTTAAAGCGTTTTCTTGTAGGGTTATCTGCTCTTTTTCTGTTAATAAGAAGGTTTGTCTTCTTTCTCTTATTCTAACAGCCCTTACCTTGTCGGCTAGGTCTTGGTTTAATCCCTTACCCATTTGTTCTTTTGGTTTCTCTTTATTCATGTCTTTTTATTTAGTTGCTTTTTTGATTGCTTTACTTTCTAGTTCTATTGGTGGATCAATGCCTTTCCAATCTTCCAAGTTCACTACCCATTTTCTTAACTCAATCAATTCCTTTAACAAAAGAGGTGCAGCAGCTATTAGTTTAGCGTTTGATTCTGCTTCTTCTCTATCAAGAGATATTTCACAAATCCTACCATCAGGACTTAGTATGAGTTTATCCTCTCTTTTATGCACGCCTTTACATAATAACCATTCTCCTTGTGTGTGTTTTGTTTTCATTTTTCTAAAGTTTTAATTATTTCGTTTTCTAAATCGTTTTTAATCTCTCTAATTATTTGACTGCTAAAGTTTACCTCTTCATTGGCTGTGTTTTTTATTGTAAACATCCAAAAAGTAATATCGTTAACCTCTATACCTGTTGAATCATCATTATTTTCTTCATCAATACTGCCCACTTCTTTTTCTTCGCAATCAATAAAACACTCAATATAAAACCCCTCTTCCAAGAAGCCATCAAAGTCACCCCTTAATTCATAACTGAATGGCTCTTTTGTTTCTGTTAAATCAAATCCTGTTAATGTAATCATGTGTTTAAGTTTTAAATATAATGTAAAGATAGATATAATATTCATTATAACAACTATTATAATAAGTATTATTGAAATAAGTACTTAACTAGTTGATTATTAGACATAAAAAAACCACCCAAGTTAATGAGTGGCTTTAAATAGTTAAATAGAAAATATTGATGTTACTCAGAATCCTTAGAAAATATCTTAGGTAGTGCTACAGTAGCTAAACAGCCAACCATTAAAGCCATATTATACAAAGTTAAGCCATTAGCTAAGTAATCTGGTATAGCTACAGCAGTTATTAACATTATTGCAGCAGAACGCTTAAAACTGATCTTACCTGTCTTCTCAGATATTAAACCAATCAATCCTTTTTCTCCTGTTAATCCTAGTACTTTTAAAATGTTTTTCATAATTATTTTTTAAATGTTGAAACGGTACACCTTCGGGTTTTTCTTTTCCCATAGCATATCCAAATGTACCCAATTAATTTGTTTTCCCTTCATCCTATTCTCTAGCCTTACTTTATACGGCAACTTATCAGCGTTTAAATCTATCCAATCCCTTACGTCTTTAGCTTCTACTCCTTTAACGTCAAAATCTACCGCCCTACCTAAAACGTGTCCGCTTAAATATAAGACGCCCTTTTTGAATTTAGACATAAATATGTAGCCTAAGTTAGATCGTAAGCCTCGCTGCTTAAAAGAGCCCCCCTTGTGCCAGGTGTTAATAGTTATTGGTTTTCCTATTCCTTCTCGAATTATAAGCATAGTATGTAAAAGTCGTGGACATAAGAACTTCCATGCTCTCTCTCCATGCTTATTGTACACCTTCTGGCTAACAAATTCCTCAATAAGAAAGTAGCCTTTAATCTGTTCGTATATTTCTTCATCTGTCATTACTTGCTCTTCAGTTTTTCGTTCTCCTTCTCTAGCTCCTCGTTTCTCATGTCTGACTTAGTTCTCTCTGACCTTTCACTAATAACAGAGCCTCTTAATGTTTCATTAGACTCTTCCCAGTCCTTAAGATTTTTAGCTTGGTTTTCTATCTGTAGTCTCTGCTTTTTGTTTTCTGTGGTTAGCTCTAATACTACCTGCTTTAATCCTGAAACTTCTTTTATAAGCTCTGCAACATTATTTTCTAACGCCCCTATATGTTCTTTGTAATACTTTTGATAGCTTAAAGCAATCTCTATATCTTCCTTCTTTTTACCTAAAACCTTACTTAAAAAAGTAACAACAATAGCAGTTAATATTGATCCAATTACTCCAGAGCCTATACTCCATTTTATTATTTCTGTTGTGCTTTCCATTATTCTTGCAATTTCTTTATCTCAATGTCTACTTCATCTTGATTTAATGCTGTATAAGGTGTTAATCCTTTAGATTTTTTAATACCTTCTTTAGTTTTACATACAAAAAAATCATCATTCAGCCATACAACATCATCTTTATTTCCCACAATATCTTGATGTTTTACCATGTTGATTTTATTTTTAGCCAATATGTAGTATTCGTTTGTATTCATTAGTATGGAGTTGTTGTTGTTTTATCTGCATCCTCTAAGTTTACACTTGTTGCTGTAGTTGAGTTTGTAGAATCTACCATTGGGAATTGAGCAGTTGCTCCGCTAGTATCAGGGTTGTAAAATGCAATACAGTCAGAACCATATTGGGATATTGGGTCTAATGGCTTCCCGTTGTTGTATCCTGTTGTGTGTTCTGCTAAACTAACTAGTTTATCTATTACTGAACCCTGAGACCCATTACCCTTTAAGTACATCCACCCTCCAACACCTCCACCATACAATCTAAAATCATCGGCAGTTGCTTTAACATTATTGCCTGCAACAATAGTAGATGAATCTTGCGTAATCTCTGAACCATTAACTTTTAGTTTTGCAACACCAGCAACAGTATCTAAACTAAAAGTAACAAAATTCCAAGTATTGTAAGTTATAGCTGAAGCTGGAAATACAGCATTAACAACTGTCGATGTTCCAGCCTTCATATATTGAAGAATAACATTAGCAGAACGTATTCCCATATACACGCCTCTATCGGATGACCCATTACTCCATAATTGATTTAAACGAGTGTTATCTGTTGGAAAAATTAAAAAATTCCAAGAAGCCTGTACGCTTCCTTGTAATGCTCCAACTAAATCAGCGTTGGGAATATTAAAATACTCATTAATGCCATCTAATAAAAATGAGTGAGATATAGAGAATCCTAAAGGATCAGTTAACTGCTTAAAGAATTCGTACTGATTACCAACAGCATTAACACCGTCAAAGGTAACGTTCTGCATAAATGTATATTGATCGTAGATTGGTTCGCTGTGAAACACCCCTATAGCCTTATACCATCCAAATTGATCGTTATAAAAAACGCTATCAACAGGGCTGTTTTTAAAAAACCCGTACTGGTCGTAAATAGTCTCGCCATTCGTCATTTCAATACTGTTGTAAAAACCGTATTGTGTACCGTCAGGATTGCCATCTGACGAGACAACACCAACAGAAGCCCAAAAAGCATTATCTATTAAAATCATTTCTTTTTAAGTTTAGATAAAAACAACCTTATCCTATTTATATTTTTTTTACTAGCCATCTTAATCGTTTGGTAAGTTTATTCCAAAATTACAACTGTCATTATCATCTTCTAAAAATATACCGTTAAAGTAATTAGAAGAGTTAGGGCGTATTGTATCACAATCATTACCAGCGTTTGAGTATAAAGGAAACAAAGTAGTGTTAGCTCTTAAGTAATCCGTTACTCTTTGACTCATATACTCCGCTGTGTTCCTTACATCATCCCTCAAGTACTGTACTTCGTTTAATGCAGAGCTATTAGAGTCGTCGCTTTGCTTTGTAGATACCGCTTTGTTCGTTAGCTTATAGTTGATAAAGGGTAAAGCCTCATATACTACCCATTGAATCAAACAAGGCTGTATGTAGTCGTCTAATAACGTTTTATTGTCTCCCGTAATAGTATCTGCATTTATATTAGTAATCAAGTCATTAAATAAACCCGTACCTATTATAGATTCTATTCGTACATTTTGAGCAGAAATAATAAAAGGCTCTAATAATTCAGCGTCAACGTTTCCATTGATAACTGTATTATCTCTCACATAGTCTACTGATACAAACAGCGTTTTATTCGTTGGCATCTTCTATAATTTTAGGTTCTGGTTCTTCTACTGCTACTACTGGAGCGTCAAATGATTTAATACCTTCTAATTCTAAAGGCTCTACTCCGTTAATTTTAGCTATCTCATTAAAACTACGCTCTATTAATGTTTGTTTAGCATCAATAACATTCTTTTGGAATATCATTTCAGCCTCTATTACTTCGTCAGAGCTACCTAGCTTACCAGCAATTGCAACGCCAGCCACAATAGGAGTAGCTCCATGAGCAATAACAATGTTTTGTTGTATTTGTTCCTCTAGTTGTAAGAATCTTTCGTCAGAACTATTCAAATTAATAGGGGTAAACTCTGGTGCTGTTTCTGCGTTCTCACTAAATGTAGTAAATACCTTAGAGCCGTTTGAACTTCCTGCGTATTGCTTCTGTATTTTTCTGTTTAATAACTTTTGCTCTTCGTCTGAAGGAATACCACCCTTGAAACTAATAACCATTGAAGGGGTAAACCCATTATGAACACTAGATAAATGAAAGTTGGCTATTTCTTTGTCTAATTCAATCCAATCTACCGAACTAATGTAATCTGGGTAAGTGTAATAGTCTACTGAAGGTCTGTACTCCGCCTCGTAAACTAACTGTGTGGCTTCATCTTTATACTTTTCGCTAAACCCTTGAATTAATACAGGAATATTCTTATCTTTTTTAGGTTGCGTCCAGTCTGCACTCATGTAATAAAATACAACCCCGTCCTGTTGACGCTTAAACATCTCTGCATTGTCCTTCTCTTCAACCTCTTTTGCTATTCTAACCTTGTCCCATCCTATAAACGTCTGTCTAGCAATGGTTTTTTTGTCTTTACTCCAGGTTACAATCTTGCAAAAGCCACCGTAAACCATTAAATCGTAACCATTCTTAAAGGCTATTGTATTTAAGTCGTCTTTTCCTGCTGAGTTATCAATAAACTCTTTGTTTTCTGGAGTCTCTTTGAATCCATTACCTACAGTCATATTAACTTTCTTCTTAACTAAGCTGTTATGTTTAGAGCTTGTGTTAAGTAAGTCAATTAAATATACATCGTAGTTGTTTTTGTCTCCGTAAGGAATCCATTCAGCTTTAGATTCTCTGAATACTGGAGTGTTTAAATCACTACCCGCACCAAAAGTAAATAGATTAACTTTATTTTCTTTTTTCTCCTTATCCATTGTAAACGTTTCTAGTATTGCTCTGATCCGTATAGTCTTTTTTAACTGGTTTTACAGCATCATTAAAGTAAACCTTGCCAACCTCTACTAATGAAGTGATATTAGCTAGGAGTAAATTAGTAGGGCTTACTTGCTCGTATATGTTATAGTTATAATAACCCTTAGTTTCTAAGTCTATAACGCCCGTTAATAAGTTTTCTGCTCCAGTTGTTGTAGTTATAACAAACTCATCATATCTACTCTTAGAAGTGCTTATGTTGGCTGCTGTAAATATCTTAGATTCGTTTGAACTATCGTTAATAAATTCAAATAGATAATAAGGAGTAGTTAATGTTGCTAACTCCGTTAAAGTAACTACTACATTATTAGCTGTAAGCGGTTCTAGTCTAATCATTCTTTTTCTTCTTAGGCTTTACAACCTCAAAAATAAATTCAAATCCAGCTTTACAATAATATTCTATCATAGAGTCCGTAATATCTGAAGTGAAAAACGGCTTTACTTTACCATTTGACATCTTTTTATTCTCGTATTTCTTTTTAAGTTTCTTCTCCATATTAATATAAGTTAAAAAAAAGCAAGTGTTTCAAAAACAATAAACCCCACTAAATAAATAGCAGGGTTTAATGAGAGATATATAGAGAAAATTAAGCTGCTATAGTTAATGTTGCAAAGGCAACCGCACTAAGTTGATTAGCTGGGATAGGCTCTAAACCTACTAGCCCTACATTGTACCCGTTAAGGTCTCCGTATGCTTGTCCTGCTCCGTTAGTGTTACTTGTCATGTTAGCACCATTTGCTAAACCAATCCACCAGTAAGTACCGTTCTGATCTTCTACAATTATGTGTGTAGATGTTTGAGCCAACAATAAAACGTTGTTTCTTTTATCCGCATCCATTTTGTGAAAAATCATTGCAACGGTTTGAGTCCAAAAGTTAGTTCCATTCTCTACCGAAAGAGTTCCCTCTTCTGTATAACTAGATGTTTGAGGTCTGAATTTAAAAGTATAGAAAGTTTCTGAACTTGTTACAGTATCTATTATGTCGTCTGCATCGTAAGTGAATGTTGTAGCATCACTATAAGCACCGATATAAACATTTTTGATACCTCCTGTATTATCCATACATTCTATAGGGATACCGTTTGTTAATACGCAATTTGCCATTGTTTTATTTTTTAATTGTTAATATTATAATCCCGTTACGTGGGTTCTGTAGTTTATTTTTAATCTTGCTACACTATCTCCTGCTGCAAAAGCTGCTGTTGCATTTGTTATGAATATTCCAGAACCTACTAAAAGAGTTCCTACGTTTCCTGCTACCGCTGTTGTTGAATCTGCTGCCGCCTGTACTACTCCGACTGCTACTGTTAACGCTCTAGCCGTATTTGCAGAGTCTTCTAAAACTACAGCACCACCTCCAGTAAATTGTGTAGTACCGTAATCAAAAATCAAGGTGTATCCTACAACTTCGTAAGCTACTCCAGCTACACCCGTTATAATTTCTAAAGGTGTTGCGTTCATTGCTATAATTTGCGCAGCCGTTAAAGACACCTCAATCCCATTTACTGCCCCATCTATAGCGTTTTTAATTTGGCTCTTAGGTAGTTGTACTATTTTGTCTATTAATTCTTGTGTTGTTGACATCTTATTTGTTTTATAAAAAAAGGCTACTACATTTTTGCAGTAGCCTTTTTTAGATTATTTAATTTAATTAGTTAGAAACGATTCTCGCTGGGAAAGCCATTTGGAAACCAATTTTGAATTTTTGTAAGATTCTTACCTCATCGTTATCTTCAGAGTAAAAGATTCTAAATTGCTCTGCGTCATTCAATAAGTCAGTTCCAGCAAATAAGTTAGACGCTTCTGCTAAGAAGATTCTAGCCGTTCCTGTTAATCCACTTACCGCTACAACTTTTACGTTAGTTCCAGGTGCAACCATTTCAAAATCTGTTCCTTCTTTACCATCGTAATGGAATAGGTTAGCGTTTCTTAATGCTGCTGCATAAGTTCTATAAGTGTCATGCCCACAAAACAAAGTTAAATCGTCAGCATCAATTGCATCTGCTGGAATAGCTGCAATCATTTCGTCAAAAGCATCTATAATATTAGCTGCATCTAAAGCTAAAGCCGTTCCTGTTACTACTGCGCCCTCTGCATCAATCAACTTGATTAAACCGTCAGTATAAACTAGCTGTCCTGCTCCGCCAGTATCACCTTTCCATGCTAAATCCTCTACCATTTTAGAAGTCTGCTCTGTTAACTCTTCTGAGTACATTTGCTCGAAAGGAATTTCTTCGTTATAACTTCCTGCTTTCATCATTGACTGCGTGTAATACGCCTCTAAATCATTCAAACAAATTGCTTCATTTTTCTTAATGTCTGCAACGGCTAAGTCTCTTTGACTTAATATGGTAGAGCCTTGAGGATTCCAACCACAAGCTCCAGCTTGCCAAACTCCAGTAGAAGATAAGATGTTGATTGCAGCGCTTGACTTAATGTCTGGCTGTACTGTTATTAAAGAGATTGTTTTCCCTTTTAAAATGGATGCTCTTATCAAGTCCATTTTGTTTTCATCTGTGTAAACCGTTAAGGCTGTTAAATCTAAACTCATCTTTTATTTATTTAATTGTTTATATTATTTTTTAGTTGGATTAACTATCTCTGCAACTTCCTTTAAAGTTTTATCATGCTTTTCAGCAAGAACTCTAAAGTTTGTTACTCCTTGTAAATAATCACTTTCTACTGTTTCTACTTCTTTTTTCTTGTTTGCCATCTTTTTAATTTTATTTAGTTCTGAAATTTGCAATACTTCTTAAGGCATTATCTTTAGTTGCTATTTTAGTTTCTTTTCTAGAAAGCTGCAACTCTTCTTTTGCTGGTTCTTTAGATAAAGCTGTAAAAGATTCGCTTAATGTTTCAAACTTTGCTAAAACCTCATCAAGCTTATTAGATAAGTCTGCAACCTTTTCTTCTAAAGGGTTAACTTCTTCTAACTCTTCAGCCTCTTCTTCTTCAACAGCTGCTTCTTTTACTTCTACTACTGCACCTTCAGCGGTTACTATAATAGTTCCGTCTTCTAAAGAATAATCTCCGTCTGCTGGAGTTTCAACACCTTCAGCATCAACAACTACTATTGCTGTTCCTGCTTCTAAGTTTTCTGATCTAAGAATTAAACCGTCTGCTGTAGTTATGTCAGCTAGTTCTACTTCTTTTTCTGCTGGAGTTTCTACAACTTCCTTTTCAAAGACTAAGTCTTTTACTTTTTCGATTATTGTTTTTTCTTCGCTCATTTGGTTTGTCTATTTATTAATATAAGTTAATTATTATTTAAGTGTTCCATTTTTTCTCGTATCTTAGCCAGCTTTTCATCGTCTGAAATGTCGCTGTTAAGCAATTCCTTTAAGTCTTCTTCTGTAAACTCTTTACTTAGCTCAACTTTCTTTTGTCCAAATAAACCCTCTACACTAAAGCCTAAAACTTTACCAGCTTTTACTTGTTGCCATACTTCATCGTTGTCTACTTTGTAACTTACCATCCATGTTCCTACTGGCAAATCCTTAAACCCTAAAGCAACAGCCTTATCTACGTTTGTATCTGCTATTAACCAGCTTTCAACAACCGTTACTCCTGTTACTGATGTCTCATGTTCTAGGTTAGCCCCTACATTGTTGCCGTTTTTAAAATACATCTCATTACATAAGCGGATTGTATCTTCAGAAAAGAAAACAAAATACTCTTCATTGTTTCCGTCTAATCGGATTATCTTTTCATTAGGAATCATAGCAGCACCGCAAACTATTCTCTTTTCTTCTGAGGTTGTTTTAAATTCTCTTTTAGTTTCACCTTTAAAAAACATAAAGTCTACTTCAATTGCTGGATTCTCAACAAAAGAAATTATATCTACTCCTGTTTCGTTTTCTTCTGAAACTAACATTTCGATTACTAGTGGTTTCTTTTCCATAATATTTATTTTATCCTATTTGACTTGCTTCTGCAAAGTTTTGTAGTTGGTTTTGTGTATTTGTTATGTCTGATTCTAATACAATAGCCCTTAGTGGTTGCTGGTTTATTCCTGCTCCTTCTCCTAGCTCATCTACCTCTCCTCCTGTTATTTCTTGAGTGCTAAATAATGTATCTGGGTTTAATCCTCCTGTTGAAGCCGACTCTCCACCACCTCCACCGCCAACTAAACTTGGCTTACTTCCTGCTCCTCCTGATTTTTTTAATGCTGCTAATCCTTTAGCTGTTGCAGCGATTGAAGCCCCTATACTTATTCCAGAAGATATGTTATTAGACGAAACTAAAGCGGCAGCGGCAGCAACGGAAGATCCACCAGAGGGTATTGCCAAAGCGACCCCTTCAGCAACAGCGGCAGCGTTAGCAGCCTGTGTAGTAATTACAGTTTTAGCAATACCTACAGCATTTGCCCCTATTATTGAAGCTGCTTGTAGTCCTTTGCTGTTTTCGTCTAGTCCTGCTAGTAATTTTATTCCATTTTCAACGTTTGAAATTTCAGCCTTTCTTATAGCTGCTTTTGTTTTGGCTACTGTAGCTTCTGCTTTTGCTTCGTCTTCTAATCTCTTCTTGTTTTTAGCTGCAATTTCGTCTCTTCTTTCCTGATCTGCATCTTCTTGCTCTTTTTCTAAAGCTATTTTATTTACTTGCTGCTCACTTCTAAAACCTTCTTGTTGTGCTTCAATTGCTAGTAGTTCTGTTTCTAAAGCAAATATTTCTTTTCTTCTCTCGAATGTTGCGCCTAGTTGTGCTTGCTGTGCTTGTAGTCCTGCAATTCTATCTGTTACTGTTTTCTTTTCTCGTACCTCTTGCTCTTCTAAAATACGCCCCAACTCCTCGTTGGCTGCTATTCTTTCTTCAAAGCTCTTCGTAAAATCATCCCTTATCTGTCTTTGTCGCTCTGCATCCCTATCGCTTTGTTCTCTAATTCTAGTTTGCTGTAACTCTAGTAATTCAAGTGCTTTAGTGTTAGCTACTATTGCTTTAGAGTTTGCAATTACTGAAGTTGTATAATCTATAGTTGCTTCTACTAATTCGGTTACTCCGTCTACAACTCTATCTACAGTGTTTTCTACTCCAGTTAAAACATCTACATACTTTTTCCCAGCCTCTCCAGCATCATCTAAAGCACCAGCGAAATCTCCACTAAACAGCTTTTTTATTGCGTCTCCTAATAAACCAAAAGTATCTATTAAAGCGTTAAACCTAACTTCTATGTTGTTTACTATTGCATCCTTAACCTTTATTAATGTTGCTGGTATATCTGAAAAGGCATTGCTAATACTTTCAATGGCTGGAGTAAAGTTTTTAGACACAAAATTAAACATGTCATTAAACACTATTCCTACAGCAGTAGTAGCGGTTTTTACAAAGTCTAATGCTTTTTGATTTTCGCCTAACGCTTCTTTTAGTGCTAGAAATAAACCTATAACTAACCCAATGCCAGCCGCTTTAATTGCTAGCCCTACTCCTCTAAAGCCTTTTGATACAGTTTCTAGTCCCTTCTTTCCCGTAGAGCCTGCTTTTTTTAATCCCTGCCCTAATCCTTCTGCTGTTTCTAATGTCTGCTCGGTAGTTTCGTTCAACGACTCCATAGAAGACTCTAAGGCATCAACGCCCTTGACACCTTCCCTAGAGTCAACCTTTACATCTATTACTATTTCTTTTGCCATTAAGCAGTTTTTACATATAGTATTACTGTAGCTGTGTAGCTCGTTGCAATATTATCTAACCAAACACCATCCCCATTATTTACATCTGTAATATTGTTTGATAACCCTACTAGGTCTGCGTAAGTAGTAACCGTTGCAGAGGCTAAATAGTCAGCCGCTACTATATCGACAACTTGTTTATCTAATCCAATAGTTGCATCATCAAAGATATTAGTCATTGTAGTTGCTTGGGTTGCATTTTCTACTGTAGATTTTAATACAGTTAAATTTAAAATCCTTTTATATTCCCAATCAGTAAATGTTGTGATTGTTGGTAGTGTGTACCCTGTTGGTAGTTGCTCAGAGTTTAAACTATTCTTCGTTCCGTTGTTAGTAATTGCCATTGTTATTTATTTTAGTTTGTTTATTATTATAAGTTAATTATACCTAAGTGTTTAACCTTTCAGGTTTGCTATTAATGTAGCAAGTTGTGAATTACTTGTTATTGTAGTTCCGTTAATACTATCTACTTCCCAAGTTCCATCACTACCATCGTGTGTCATTTCGAATGGGTCGCGCTCATCGTGAAAAGAAAGTACTACAGTTCCATTTTGTGTTACGTGTTCAATGTCTTGAGACCAAATATAATCAATATCCCACCCTGTGTAAACATCGTTTGATGTAACTTTAAATCTATTTCCATCTACTGTTATTACTAAATTTGCCATGTCTTAATATTCTACGAAAGGTATTGTTTTTGTCCCTCCCTGATTCATAATAATACTATATTCTGTTGTTATAATGTTGTCTGCCTTTATTTCGTAAGGCGGTTGATTAGGTGCTAAATAAATTCCTACCTCGTCATTGTCATCACTAGCAGGATATGGACGAATCCAAAGCCCTTGATTGTGTGGATTGCTTACGGTCAATCCTATTCTGTCTGGATTTGCAGCAACCAAAGTCTGAGCTGTACTCGAATTAACATCTACAGTCCCATGATTAGGGTCGTCGTTTGTGTTTCTTGTTCTTTCTGTTTTTATCATTTTTCTACGTTTTTTTATGTTGCCCACATATTTAATGCCGATAAAGACATGCTTACTAATGCATTCTCGATTAACATAAATTCGTTTACTGACGTTATATTAACATTTGTATTTGTACTTTTTGCTTGTTGTAATATTCTTGATTTTTCGGGCATTACTAAAAATGTTTTAAAAGGGTAAAGTAAGTGACCTTGATAAGTGCTAGATGTTCCGCCTTGATTAAAAACGCCAGTTCCTCCAAATTGAAACAATGGTCTTACTTGTGTATCTTCTCCTTTTACAGAGTTTGCAAATCCCTCTATCCATAATGCAGTAAATCCTAAAGGGACTGTATAATGACTACTCTGTGATGACATTTTGCCCACTAAAATCTTCCCCCTAACTTCTCCTCCTCCAGAAACTTGCAATGTAATATCTCCAATATTCCCACCTCTAACCGTTCCTACAGCAGTAACATTAATGCTTTGAATGTCATAGTGTGTTCCTGATACGGCAGCCGTCCCCCCGTTTGACACTGTAACAGTTGTTTGCTCTACTCCTGTTGCGTCCATTGATACAATAGTAACTTCTTGCGCCCCTGTTCCTGCTGCTGTGTCATTAGCATCTGCAAATACTAATTCTAAAGTCTCGCCTCCTGTTTGATACACTAAATCACCTCCACCACTCCAAATGTCTGCAAATGTAGTTCCTACGGCTTCATTAGATGATACAACTCCAACCATTCTATGCCCTGCAATATTGCCTTTGTTGACCTCGATTATAAAGTCTCTATTTAATATACTACTCATAATTTTCTATTTTATAACAAATTCACTATTAATATACTTTATTTGTGCTGAATCATATTTACTAATTAGATTCTGTGTGCTTGCGCCATTTATACTGCTTGCTGCTATCGTTAAAACTGCTGTGCTTAAATTAATAATGTTCCACTCATTATCATCTGTTGGTGCTGCTGGCATAGTAAACGTTTTAGCAGTTGACCCCGTTAAGTAAACTGTATGATCTTCATTTGTTAGTGTGTAATCGTCTGTTTTACCTACTGACGGATTTATTAATCCGCTTAAACCCATACAGTAAGTTTTCTTACTATCTATTCCTACCTCACTACTTTGTGTTATACCATCGTAAAAACACACTTGAGGGGTATTGTCTATTAAAAGCATCCACTGCCTATCTGTGTTCCATACGTTACCGCAACGCTTGAATACCATGCCGTTAGTTATGTTGTCAGATATTGGCTGTATTCTATATTGTGTTGTTGATCCTACAAATGTTACAATAGCATAAGAAGCGTCTACAAGTGTTGGATTGTAACCGATAATATCACCTAAATCAAACCCGTGTACCTTGCCCGATGTAACCAATACACCGTTTTGCTCATCTATAAACCCGTCATCAATCGTAGTTGTATCTTGGTCTTGGAATAGCTTAAATTCATTTAGTAAGAATTTACCATGACTAGTACTACTGCTATGCCCTATTTCAATATCTGCATTAGAAAGGGAGAATATTCCTGTTACAGCTTTATCTATAACTGTAACTCTATCTACTATAATATACATTTTACCAGTAGCATCATCTAACTTTAATACTATATCATACCATATATCAACGTCTAAATTCCATTCTAGTGTAAATGTACCATCTCCAGTATCTAAAGAAAACAAGATTGACGTGCCATCCCAATCGCAAAAAACCTCACCCCCGTCTATATCAAAAATGTAATCTATATCAGTATTTGCTTGTAGTTTAATAGCTAGGGCAATAGTAAAAGAATCATCAATAGCTGATATAGTACTATTTAACTCTGAGTCTATGCCATTAAAAACAGCATCATAACCCACTGTCCTATCAGTAGCAGATACCGTTAAATTTGTACCTGTTCCATCGTTTCCTTTTTCAGAATAATCACGTATAGTAGTAGCGTTATTCTCGTTAAAGTTAAATATTATGTCTGGGTTTATACCCTGTGCGCTTGCCATTAATTAAATCCTGTTAAATTATTTTGATTTGCTTTAATGCCTGTTGGAACTTCTATAACTAAAGACTCCGCACCTGTTCCTTCGCTTTCTATTAATCCTCCTACTGCTGTTGTATTGCTTTTGGTAATCGTTAAATCACTAGACGCTATAACTGAAACATTCTCTAATCCGCTTTCAATAACATTCCCTTCACCACCAACAATAGAACTATTTTCTACCTCGTTCCCTACTGTATTATTTTCTCCTGTAACTATTGCTCCCTCACTATTAAAACCTATGTAATTATTAGAACCAGCTACAACCGTATTTACTGAATTGCTAATGTTGCCACTTAAAGAAGTTTCTGTTGAAATAACATCTACATTTGGATTAGAATCTACAAATGGGTCTTCTTCTGCAATTTGCTTTATTTCTATAATCTTAACAAGCTCTACTTTGGTTAGTCCATCTTCTAAAGGATTGTAGTCAATAATTTTATTTATTCTGTAGTAACTATCTTTTACAAATATCTCAGCATTCAAATTAAATATAATAAAAGCAATATCAACTTCTGTTAAATCAAATTTAGAAGTGATTAGCTTACCTTCTGCAATTTGTCTAATGGTATTTATCCAATATGTATTGTATAGATTGTTGCTTGTTGTATTTAACAACTCATTATAAAAGTGGTAACTATTTGATCCAAAATTTATATCTACTGTTGGCGTAACTGGATTATCAAAATGTCCAGCGTATGGATAGGTAGTGTAAGTTGTAGATGTAGGAACTCCCGAATCAACAGAATCAAGAGACCAATTTGCAGTTCCTAAACAATTGATAAGACCGCCATAATAAAGAACACGAATGTTAACATCTTCTAAAACTGTACTTATAAACGGCAACACCATCTCTTTATTAGGGCTAGAATAAACCAAAGGAGTTGGAGAGAATTTGGTTTCTATTTTCTGTGTTCCTTTTACAAATTGATTATCAAACTCTATCTTCTTTTGTCCGTAAATTTCTACCCCGTCTATTGATTCTGTATATTTTTCATTGTAAATATCATCATCTTGCGAATAGGATAAAATCATTTCCTTATTCTGTAAGTCAGCTAAAAACTTAATACTATCTTCGTTACTATAATCTTTTTTGTCAGTCCAATCTAAACTTACTCCAGCATCATAATAATCGTCCTTAGTATCAATTAGTAATTTTTTAGAATTATCTTTGTCTGTTCTTATTACTAAATTATAACGCTTTACAATATCATCTATTAAATCGCTTTGTTTAATATCTTGAGGAATAAAAGAATTAAGCACTACCGAATCATCGTCTGTAAGTATTCCTGATAAAGGCGTATTAAATAAACTAGTAGTAACATTATTATTATCAACGCTAACTATAAAATTAACTGGAACATCAGAACCAGCCCCCAGCGTTGCGCTTGTAGTATATTTTGCAAATTGGAAAGTAAACACTCGATAGTCAAACGTAATAACATCTCCTGCAATTAGGTTTAGTCCCGTTTGATTAATGTCAACTACTGCGTTTTGTGAAACAGTCCACGAATTACCAGCATCAAAAGTTAATCCTACTCCAGTAGACTTTGCGAAGTCTAAAGTCGGACTAATATAATCTAATACTTTAGAACCGTTTTTAAACATTCTCATTCTAACCTCATACCTATTAAGCGGTCTGTTTAATTGTACAAACTTCTCCCCAAGTGCTGGATCAGTAAAGTCGTAACCATACATATAAGCATCTAACCCTCCGCTATTCCATTCAATCTCAAAGCCTATAGTACCCTTTAGTTCGTATGTTCCATTTCTGTCTGCTGTGTATGAATTTGTTGTTGTATTCCAAACGCCAGCATTATCAAAGAATGGAGGGGTACTATCATCGTCTAAAGATGTGAAAGGAGCTATGTCGTTAATGTCTCCTCCTGCGCCTCCTCCAGTTAATATAATTGTTGGATAAGTATTTCCTGTAGCTCCTGCAAAGAATTTTCTTCTATCTACTTCTGTTTGGTCAATTACGTTAGCTTCTCTATTGAATGGTATAGTCTCTTTATCGTAGTCGGTGTTATTCATAAACGAACCACCTACAGAATATTGAGCCTCTTCAAATATCTTTAGCAAATAAGCCTTGTGAAATATAGCAGGCTTAAAATCTGAAGTTTGATAAATGTTTGATTGTTTAAAAAGCAACGGATAAGTATAAGTATCCTCAAAGGTGTTCGTCCAGCTTCCCTCAATGTTTGTCCTAGTAAGTATGTGGTCGAAATCAGAAAGGTCTAAGTCTGTTAGCTCCTTGTCTTTAATGTCAGTATAAAAATTTATTACGTTATCTGAAATCTTTACAGAGTATTGTATGTTATTGCCTTGTAAATCGTTATCATTTAATTTCTTTACCTCTAACAACTGTAAGTATCCATTTATTACTGTAGTGCTATTTACAACAATCTTAGCGTCAATCTTAAAGTTAGGGTTGAAAAAAGTAAAGTCCGCATTAACATCAAACAAACTGCCTAGTATTTGGTTATTCGCCTTTGTTCCAGGCAATAGAATTGTCTTAGTATATGGGGTGTTCTTTTTACTTACATCTAATAATTCAGCAATTGAGATGTTAATCCCAAACCCGAACCCCTCTTTAATGTCAAGATTACCTTGCGGTGTTTCTATGTAAAAATTATCCACGCTGTACAGTATTTTTAAATGAATAGTTAAAAGATAGCTTGTAGTTAATTAAACTGTCTGTAACACGTTTCTTTTTAACTATCCTGTTAGTAGATATATTTATAGATATAAGCTGTGTACCATCATCTAAGTAAACCTCTGGACTATTCATTAACTCTATTACTTTGTCTCCTTCTACCTCTGTAATCCAATTGCTTTGAATTTCTATATTTTCTGTTATGTCCGTATCTAATCTCTTAACTCCCCTGTCTTTCGATTCGTATCCCCAAGTATTAGCAACAGAATTATAAGTGCCGTAGTTCTTTTTGAAGTTTGTCTTCTTATTAGTTATTGTTTCTTTGCTTGCTCTATCGAAAGTCAAAGGAATAAAAGAGCCTAACTGATCCTGATAAACTATATTATATAGATCGTACTTACTACAATCTCTATTTATATTGAATGTGTAAAGCTGGCTACTATCATTCTCTGCAACGTCTGCTAATTGGACGGTATAAGATAATATAGAAGAGTCAAACATTGGTAAAGAACCACTATTTACAATTACCGTGTTAGTTGTGTTCTCTAATTGGTCAGCACCACAACCAACTGTTAAAAACTTCTGAGCATCATTTGATGCTGTGTAATTATCATTAGTAACTAGAAACTCTCCATTATCTGTTGTTACTCTTAAATATGTAGCTCCTAAGTTATTGGAGTTGTAAAAGTTTAAAAAACACTTACTATCCTCCCTGACATAATTAAGTTGACCTGTTGTTAATAATAAACCTGTATCAGTAGAGTTAATTTTGTAATCGTCTTCGTCAAAGTTTGGTACATCTAACCAATCTAGTACAGAACTATTAGCGTACTTTGATTCGCTAAAAACAGTTGCAGAAGGAATTAGTGTACTGCCTCCGTCTGCTCTTTGCATATCCCCTGTAGCTGTTAAAGTAAACGCTTTGTCTGTTACTATCTTGTTTGCTGTAGGTACTGATGTAACCAACTGTACCCCATCATAAGCAGGAACGGTTGAGTTAGATATTAAAGCGTTGTCTCCTATTGCTAGGTAATGAGGTTGTCCAAAGTCATACTCACAAAATCCCCCACTACCTGCTACAGCAGTATAAGGAATGTCTAACAAATACTCTTCGAATAAAGTAATGTCGTATTTCGTTTGGGTGTTTGGTGTTAGCTGAAAGGTTTCTGTTTCTGTGTAATCAATATCACTAGAAATAAAAGGCTCGATATGTTTATGTAAATCAACAACTCCGAAATTCTCAGGGTTAGGATTGACTTTCATTCTACTCTTATTTACTCCAGCTATATTAACATCAATAACAAACTTAAAATCTACTTCAGCAACCTTAGTTGAAGATAGAACGGTTATAATTTCGTTGTATGTCGGTTGAAACGCTTGCGGTTCTAATAGTATAGTTATTGCCATTACCTAAATGTTATGTTTTTATTCTTACTCAATCCGCTTAATCTTTCATCTATTAAATCATCTACCCAATCCCCTACACCATCCTCTAGTTTTCTGAACGCTACATTACTTTGTACTTTATTTAAAGCCTTTTCAATTACATTGGTTGCTTTTATTCCATCTTCTGCAATCTTCTTAGCAATTGGAAAGGCTAACCCCTCGTCTAATCCTTTTAACTTTGTCCAGTCCTTTATTGCTTGTAAAGGTGGTTGTTTACTTCCTGCTCTTCTTCCTTCGTCTACATACTTTAAGTATTCTTCGCTTAGTATCTGTAAAGTGTAGCTTGTACCGAACCCTGTTTTCCTTACTCTAGTATCTAAACTTCTAATAAGGTTGCCGCTTGCGTCCTTACCAGCAGCTTTTAGTTCCTTGCCTAACTCTTCAATGTATTCCTTTCCGAATATATCAAGTGCTGTTGCTAGTTTATCCTTAGGCATTAGGTAAATCTCCTTTTCCTATTTGTTTTGGTTGATCCTTCTTAGGTGCAATTACTAACTCTCTTTTAACGGTATCAAAGAAATACTTTACCCATACGTGCTTACAATGTACACCACCTCGATACTTAAAAACGCTGTAAATGTTTGAGCCACCTTGACCCATTCCACGCATTGGAGTAATCTTTAAAATGTCCTGATAACTAAATAGGCTTTTGTTATTCTTTCTTACTAAGTCTTTACAGAATGTTCTAGTATCTGCTCCTATTCCGCTTGATCCATAACCCGAAGTATGCCAAGCAGTATATCTGTATAGAGTAATTACGTCTTTCTCTGCAAACTTTTCTACGTTCACATCAAACATGTACTTTGGATTGTTGATTTGCTCTAACGTTAATCCTAGTTTTCTCAAAGACACGCCCAACCCGTCCATGTTTTCAATAATGGATTCCTTATCTCTAATGTCTTTTAAGTTTCTTATTGCGTTTCCCTTACTCATGTTATCGGTGTTTTACAATAGCTTAATGCTAAAGGTGTTTCTATTGTTAGAGTTGTTTCCCATCCTGTTACGTCAGTATCAAATACCCCATCCAAAGGGTTTAGGTTTACATCTCCTATAATGTTTAGGCTCATTTCGTGAAAGTCAGGGTTTTGGTTTAACATTATTACTACATCTTTAATAATACTATGAGTATCGCTTAACACTTCTTGCTGGTTAGATAAATCCTTACTGACTAAATCAACAACCTTTAAATTGTAGTCAATTGTATTGGTAGTATATCCGTTATCTGTTTTTGGTAGTACTGCTCCCGATGGATTAATAACTAATAATACATGATTCATTTTCTTGCTTGCTGCAATATCATAATCTTGACCTATAAAAAACTCATGTACTTGCAAATGATTATCTGCAATGTCTTCAAAGATGTTGTTTATGTTATTTAGAGTTATCATTATTTAAGTTGTCTAATGTTTTCCAGTATCCTAAGAGATTGAGGGCGTTAATGTAATTCTCATCATATACCTTCTCATGCTTTGTAATATCTTGTCCTGCAAGTTTATCAACCATTGAAAGCCATTTGTAACCCTCCAAAGGATTAGCTTTGTTCTCCTCCTCCTCGTACTCCTCTTCATCATCGGGGTTATTAAATAGTCCTTTGTATTTTGAATAGAGAGCCTCCCTCCATTTGAAAAAAAATTTACCATTCCTATTACGTCAGTTATTGGCAACTCCCCAAATAACTCTCTTCTCTTATTAAATAGCTTTGCGTTAAACTTCTCTTTACCCTTTCTTAAAAGAACACTGCAAATAATATCAACAGATATGTTATAGTTTAACTTCTCCATATCTATTACTTGCTCAATGCTTAACATTTCACCTACTGTAATACTGTTAAAGTCTCCTATCCATTGATACTTTTCTGAATGGTCAACTACAACGGTGTCTTTTCTCTCGGCTTTTAGCTCCTTTGATAAGAACCCTATTAATCCTGCTATTTCATTTAGTGCTTCAACCTTTAAATCCTTACCGTTTGTATGGCAAAGAATATTAACCAAAGCAGTAGTATATTCTAAATCAGTTTTAAA